GAGAAATATCTAAATAAAAATGTTTAGATCCTCTAATTGCTGGAGTAGCGGTAGAGCCTGTTTTAGACTTAGAAAATGATTGTTGTTTAGTTATACTAAACACAGTACCATTAGCTCGCTTTCCTGTGATTATAATAGCAATAGAAGCAATATCAGCAGTCATTGCAGAGGCATTGCTTATTAGAACATAATTACCCTGATCAACTAAAGTTCCTACTGTTATGTTTGTTCCTGTTGCTGTAATTTTCCACGATGAATTAGATGTACCTGTTCCATCATATACTAATTCTGTTACACCTTCATATAATCTTACTGTTGTGGCTGAGCCTACATAATTACCATTGTTACCAGCCGAATCAGTAGGTATAGTATGGCTTTCATTAGATAATATAGCATTTAGTGCGTTAGTACCATCAGCACCTTTTATCAAAGTCCACTCATAATCACTAACGACTGAAGAAACAGCAGTCTCTGTACCACCCGCTGTCCATGTAATAACATTGGTTCCCATATAAGTTGACGTGCTAATAGAAGCAGCAACAACGTATGTAGAATTTCCAAGTAAACCTGTCGGAGTCTGTAAATTACCGACACCATTAGCACTATCAGAATAAGCGATGTCAACCCTGTTGGACAAACCATCAGTTTTTTCAGAATACACGATTGCGGTTACCCAAACTACGGCTTTAGAAGTCTCTGTACTGTTACCTGAGATAAGCGCTGTAGTTCTGTAAACTTTTTGCCCATGACTGACCACTGACGGCATGGATTTATTCCAATTAGTGTCATTTAGTGTCAATACATTTGTTGCAAAGTTATACGTACTACCTGTTGGCGATGTCTGAGTGCCTGTTGTAACATTACTGTATGCTACTAACTCATATACTAAAGGAGCATCTATCTTTCTTTTATTAGAATAGGTAAAAGTAGTACCATCAGACGCAGTAGTTTTAAGTATTGACCATAAATCCCCAGCACCGGTACTAACCGCTGAAACATCTGTACTCCATATATCAGCACCACCGGGGTCTGCCGGTAAGGTTGCTTTACGTATGAATAGAAAATCTGTATATGCACCATCAGCTCCTTTTATCAGAACCCATGTGTATAAAGACGGAGTTGATGAGTCAGTAAGTATCAGGTCAACATATGTACCCATGTAGGTCATTCCAGTAGGGGATTGGCTGAAACCAGTACCTGTACTAGAAGTTGCATATGCTATATGTAGATAGGACGTCTGACCATTTGACCCTCTAGTTCCGGCTATACCTTGTGCGCCATTAGATCCCTGCGCTCCTTTTATTAAGATCCATGTATACAAAGATGGAGTTGATGAGTCGGTAACTGTATTATCAACATATGTACCAATGTAGGTTTTATTTGCTGGAGTTTGGCTAAAACCAGTGCCATTAACATCATTTGCGTAAGCTACATGAAAGTAAGATGAAGTTCCATTAGCTCCTGCAATACCTTGGCTCCCCTGCGGTCCAACTGCACCATTAGCACCATTAGTACCATCAGCACCTTTTATCAAAGTCCATTCATAGTCAGCAGCAACATTTGATACACCAGTCTCGGCAGCAGGGGGGATCCAAGTTACTACGTTAGTACCCATATATGTTTTACCGGCTGAACTAGCAGGTGTTCCAATAATAGGGTAAATAGCGCTAGCTCCAGAAGCACTCGTAGCATACGCTATGTCTAATCTATTATGTGCACCGTTTAACCCATCAGAACCATTAGTACCCCTTGCAGCTATCAAGGTTACAGTATAGGTAGAAGCTTTACCTTGTGTATAATTTATAGTGGTTTTGTTCCACATATATGGAAGTAGTTTTGTAACAGCTCCCGCCCCACTGAATGTGGTACTCCATGCTCCAGTCGGAGATGAAGTAGGACTACTTCCCAATTGGTAAGTTTCTATTATACTTGATATTCCCGCACCATCCGCAACATATTGGGTGATAAGACTGACAGCACTCTTGTTAAATGTACTATTAGATTTAGAATTTACATTATAATTCCATAAGTATCTATTAGTTGCGGTGGGGGTAACTACTGAGGTAGACCAACCCGTTCCTGTATTCCCACCATCAGTTGGGGCAGTAGCACTATTTGTTATTTTATAATATTCTACTGTACCTGTGTAACTTACACCATCCGCTCCCTTAGCCGCTATTAGTGTATATTCATATATACTAGTAGTTCCATTTGTATATGAAATTTGTGTTCTATTCCATATATACGGGTAAGTATTGGATATGGAGCCAGCACCTACAAAAGTTGTACTCCATGTCCCTGTTGGGACAACCGTAGAACTCGTACCCAACTGATACCAATCAGTTACTCCCGAAATACCAACACCATTGGTTACATACTGTGTTATTAAACTAACTGCACTTACTGTAAACGTATTATCAGATTTAGCATTTTTATTATAGTTCCACAAATATTGGTTTGTAGAAGTAGGAGTTTGTACTGAGGTAGACCACCCAGCCGAAGCTACTGTAGGTGGTGTAGCGCTATTTGTTAATTTATAATACTCAGTGGTTCCAGTGTAACTTATACCATCAGCACCTTTTATCAAAGTCCACTCATAATCACTAACGATTGAAGAAACCGCAGGCTCGGTACCTCCTGATACCCATGTAACAACGTTAGAACCAAGGTATTTAGAAGATACCACGGATGTTGCAGATACGTATGTAGTACTTAATAGCCCACTAGCTATTTGTAAATGTCCTACACCATTATTGCTATCTGAATAAGCGAAATCTATGCGGCTAGATAAGCCGTCACTGCCTTTTATCAGTGTCCATTCATAATCACTAGGGACCTGAGATATGGCACCCTCAGTTGCTGGTGGTGTCCATGTAACTATATTAGTACCCATGTAGGCTTTATTAGCAGGGTTAGCAGCTACTCCGATTGATGGGTAAACTGCATTAGCCCCAGTAGAGCTTGTTGCGTAGGCTACATCCAGTCTGTTATGTATACCATTTGAGCCTGGAGTTCCATCTCTCACTAAGAGTACACTTTCTGATACTGTTACACCAGATACAGGTTCAGTGAATGTTATTGTTATATTCGAGGATGACTCACCTATAGAGGAAGCTCCTGCTACTCCAGAAGCATCTGAAGTTAGTATGTCACCAGCTCTAGTTATTGTAGAAGATATGACTGCAACTGAAGAACCTTTCTTATAGAAAGTAGCAGTAAGTATCGTTGTTGTCGCAGTAGGGTTATAGACACCTAGTGAGTTTTTAGAGAACGCTAAGCCATTATTGGAAGTTACTGAACCAACAACTGCATCTAGTCCATCTGTAACGTCTACCAGTGTTATCGTATCAAGTACGGTAGTTCCATTACGTAACTCCACAAGTAATGAACCTGTTATCTGTGTAGCAGTAAATGTCCTACTATATTCAGAACCAGTTAGTACAGAGCCACCAACATATATTTTATACGTACCAGTAGCCAATGAGTCACTAGATCCTGTTACGTGTCTTGCTTGTACTGCTAAGGTACCATTACTATTCTTTATAGCGGTACCATTTATTGGTTTTAAATACCAATTCTCAGAGGGTGTACCATCAGTACCATCAGTTCTTGAAGCATATACTTGAGCAACTTCCCATACCACTGCTTTAGACGTTTCCGTGTTATTACCTGTTATTAAGGCAGTTGTTCTATATATCTTCTGTAGGTTAGTCATACCGGATGGTATGGATTTATTCCAACTAGCATTATTTAGGGTTAGTACATTGGTAGCAAAATTATAGGTACTTGATGAAGGGGAGCTATATGTACCCGTCGTAGCATTACTATAGGCTACCAATTCTCTTACTATAGGTGCATCTAATATTCTTTTACCAGAATAGGTAGTAACGCCATTAGAATCTACGGATTTCTTAGCAGACCATAAGTCACCACTCCCAGTAGCTACTGTCGTTGCATCTGTGCTCCACACATCTACCCCACCTGGGTATACTGGTATACCTACTTTACGTATGAATATAAAATCGGTGTATGTTCCAGGATCACCTTTCTGACTCAGTATTACCCAGTAGGTCGTATTGGTTATTGCAGTATTTGTTGGTACATCAATTAATGCTATATAGCTGGAGCCATTAATAGATACAATATCACCTTTGAGATAGGAGTTGGCAACTACGTGTGACCCCTGTGGGATATTTCTAGTCGCCTCTGTTTGATCTACTGATAGTAATAACCCAGCGGAAGTTACATTAAACCTTGCTTCTATAGCAGGATATGCAGGGTTAGTTAGAACAAACGTAGTAGCATTCACTCTAAATTTACTGTTGAATATAGCTGCTCCAGTAACACCATCTGTGCCTATCTGTGAGGAACCAGTGGAGTCTAACCCAAATCCAGATCTGTAGATTACACCATTAAGTAATATCGTACTATCGTATGAAAACTTGTTTTCAACACCTATGGATTTATTATTAGAGTAAGCCTCACCTGAAACTTTAAGCGAGTTCATGGATTTAGCTACAGAACCATGAGGACTAGTTACCGCATTGTCTAGGTCTGTGAACCATTTGCTCTTAGAAATTATTCCGGCTGGGCCGTTAGTTACCCATGAGCCTAAGTTATACCAGTAGGTAGTTACATCTCCTGTTGTTGGATCAAATACTGTTAGTAGATCACCTTCAGAAATGAACACGCCATTACCAGATACAGTAGGAACTGCTGTTTTATTGCCCCAAGATGTACCTTTTCTATATAAACTACCATTTGTATACCAGAATATTACATTAGCAGATGATACTGTATTAGTTACTGCTGGAACTAATTCAACATAAGAAGCAGGTACTGTAGTTATGGCATTGTTAGCGTCAAGGTAGTTACCATACGCATCTATCTTATATTCTGCTGCCTTAGTAGTTACTATATAGTCTGCTGGAGCAGTATTTCCTGCCATATCTCCCCAAGCATAAAAGTTTGATATTTTACCATCAGCCATATCTCTAGCTTGTAAAGCAGTCATGTATATGGATTGTGAATCCGTGTTTGTTACTAATGCCCAACCGTACCCTTCAGTATCTGTAGCGTAAGGAGAGGTAGCATCTATTGCTGTTTTTATAAATTTATATGACCGTAGGTAATTTCGGGTACCTGCTACAGTACTGTACATTATATATACATCCGCAGTATGTGCTTCTCTTATATGCTTATAGGTTGTCATATAAGAGGCTTCTGTTACAGCAGTCCATACCCCACTTGCAAATACATAGTATTTATCAGTATTTATATTAGTAAAGTCAGATCTGACATACATTGTCCCATCTAGAATAGGTATATAAGCAGTAGCCGTACTTGACACAGAGTAATCTATGTAGGGTCTAGTGGTAGCTACTGGTACACCTGCACCTATCATGTTAGTCCATTGCACATAAGGCATAGCATCCATGATCAACTGGTCATCATTTACATTGGTATTAGGGTTGGTAACTCCGATCATCACATCATATATATTTGAGGTAAATTGAACTACGCCATCTGCTTGTTTCTCCAGTAAATTTACTCTTGATAACATCCCTAAACCATTAGGGTTTGATGATGATGAATCTAACCCAACATACGTCTGCAAGCCACTTACAGCATTTGCTGTACCCGTAAGGTTTGACTGTTGGTCACTAAACGCAGTAGTTAAGGAAGTTATGCTATTGGCATTTACCTGATCTGCGCTTGCATACGCTTGCTCAACAGTAGTAATACGAGAGTTTATATCAGAGGTGAATTGAGCTTGTAAATCAGCAGTACTTTGGGCCAATGCAGCAGCAGAAGTAGATGACACAGCATCTAAATTTACTATGGTAGCGAACTTACCATCATAGGTAGCATTAAGCGTAGCTATGTGAGTACCTACGATACCATTTGTGAGTGCTGCAAAGTTTATTGTTTCAACGTAAGTATTACTCGCTACAGAAATGGAATCTATGGCATCTCTTACGTCTTGTACCAGTACATTATAATTTGTAAGGCCATTGGCTACAGAGTTAGCTACTGAACTGTCTATTAGCCCTGTAAGCCATAGAGGAGCAATATCAGAGTTAATTCCAGCGTAGAATCTGTCACCTACTATGGAATACTCTTTCTTTATAGCAACAACCTCATTAGGAGGTGTAGGATTTATAATACGGTCATTGGTGTCTGAAATAAGATCTGTAGAAGCAGATTTTGTTACATTCACAGTATCTACTATAATTTCTGTTGTTGGTGTGGTCTTAATCGACATAAACTTCTGCAACCTTAGCTATAAAATTACCGTTATTCTGGGTAACACAGTCTAATATTAGTTTATAAGTTGGTCTTAAGTAGTATCTATCGGTCTTACTGCCTATATCCCTAACTAACACATTCGCATCTGCAAGAGGTATTGTTAATGTGATTTTACCATTAGCAGCGTCACTAGTTCCGTTACCAACACCTGCAATAGGAGTAGTGATAGTGTAGGTGTAAGATGTTGAATTATCACTCAACAGAATAAGTTTAGCGGAGAAAGTATCAGAGGACACTATAGTTAGTGGAAGTGTGGAGTTATTTTGTTTTATCGTAAAGGTGAACGTATTGTCTGAACCCTTAGATATTGTGAACTTAGTGACATTGCCGCTCATTGAGAGTCCTTAAATATAAGAGTTTACAGGGCCTTTCGACCCTGTATTTTACTTCAAACCTTTAATTGCTATCAATCATAGGTTATGGAATATCGATTACGCATCTTAACTTTTGATAATCCAGTTTTAGGATCATGTGTATGTAGCGGTATCATTACAGATTTCAAAATATTAATATGACCTTGTGCCACTTCAACTCTTTCATTTAATGGTAACATTCGTTGCCCAAAATCATGAAATTGATTTGAATAACCTACTGAACACGTAGTAGTCTGGTTATTTACCCGTTGGTCATTATCTATTATGGTTATGATATGCATTTTTGAGTCTAGCTTAAACTGCTCTTCAACTCTTTCTTCTAGAGTGCTAGCACCAGACTTTTTGGGTTTTACCTTGGCAGTATCGTCTACTTCTTCAACTGCTACTTCAGGACTACCAGTCTCTAGTGAAGCATAATGTTCATCAATTTTTTGTTTAAGTTTTGCTGCACCTATATTTGCGTTATATTTAACACCAAGGTCTGTAGCTTCACTCTTTAAATTCTCTAATTCTTGCATATCTCTAATTCCTAGTAGGTTGTTTAGATTGGTTTAACAGTTTCTTATTATAGTAAATCATATATTTGTTGTAAAGTTATATCAAAGAAACCCTGTACCATATAAATGATACAGGGTCTTTATTTCCTATCTGCTATTATGCAGAGGCAGTTACCATTACTTTCAATAACTTCTCTTCTTGCAAGATGATACCTGCGTAGAAGAAGTTATATGAGAAGAAACCGTTCATACCGTAAGGATTAGCGTTTTCTACTTTTTCTGGTGACTTAGCATTAAACTTGATTTTTCCTTGACCTTTAAGACCAACAGTAGCAAAAGCGCCCTCAGTTGGAAATAAGATTGGAAATGCATCAAAGTATGTTCCTGCAACGGCACCTGTGCCACGAGTAGCAATCGCTAAGGCATTAGTGGCAAAGTTAGTAGCAGATAATAAACCACCAGGATTAGTAGTGGTATTAGATATTTCACCTGTTCCGCGATAAACTAATGCAGCTTCAGATTCAATAAATCGTACCTCGTGCATAGCACCTACTTCACCTTCAGCCAGATTAGCTGCTGAAGCATACTTATGTACTGGGATATACACGTACTCTTGTGCATAACTAGCTCCACGAGTAAGGTTCTCTAAATCAGATTTGACTTCTGCACCAATAATGGCGTAGTAAGCTTTAGCTACTGTACGAGTGTCAATACGAACATCCCCAGATACTACCGAAGTAGTTTTCTTGGCACGATTACGTACTAATTTCTTAACAGCACCACGGATCAAGTCGTAACTAACAACAGCATTTTTATCTAATACCCCAGTACCGCCGATCATGACAGTAGGTGTTGCTAACATGTCAAGTTGAACTAAATCCTCATAACGTGAATTAGCTAACTCACCAAGTTCTTCACGGTAACGAACTTGCATAGCATCTTCAGAGAACAAGTCAACTTCATCAGTATAGTCAATCATTTCACCATAACGTGCTAGGCTAGCTTCCATCGTAACTTTATGTAAGGTAACTTTGTTGACTGCACCAACTCCCTCACCTAAGCTTACAACTCCACCAGCAGCCAATTTTGTTGACATATCCAATACAGAACGAGCACTTAAATAACCCTTAGCTGCGAATTCCGCGGCATGTAAGGTACGGTCATATAAGTGTAAAAACTTTGAGATCTTAAAGGTCTTACCCATTTTTTTAGGCATTGATTTACGATCAGAAAATTGACCATAAAGGTTTACCCGATTTGCTGCTTTAATACCAGCTCGGTCATAAAAGTGGGTAACTGTATTACCCCGTGTACTACCATATGTAGATGTGTCTACTGTAGCTGTGCTAGTACCATTGCCATATACATTAGCCATGTTAAATTCCTATCATTTAAGTTGTATACAGCATATTTACTGTATAATTATTTACATTGAGTCCTGTAGCTGTTTATACCATTCATCAAAACTCTCATCTGAGTCATCTAAATAGTCAGTTACACGGTCTGCTGCGGTATTCTTAGTAGTTGCAGCAGCTTTTCGCTTAGCAGACGCTTTCTTAGTTGCATTTCGCTTACTGGATTCAACTTTAGCTCTTTCAACTCTATCTTGTTTCTCTTGAGAAATTTTGTTAGTGTTGTCAGCCTCTTGTTGCTTCACAGATTGCTTATACGCATAAGCTTTATCGCTTGCCGTTTTAGCGAAGTGCTGTTGAGCAGCTTCTTTATAGTAATCTAAATCTGATTTAGCACTTCCACCATAGACTTTTAACTTTTCAGCTATAGGTTGTAATGTTTTATACATACCACTTTTAACATCTGTGTGGAGTAACTTAATCATTTCAGGATTTTGAGCTACGGTTTCCCATGATCTCTCATCCCAATCATTAGATAAAATACTATGTGTCGTAGCGTACTCAGGATCTTGACTTATTTCATCAACAATATCAGAAATAGCCAAAGCACCTTCATCTCGACCATAATCCTTAGTGACATAATTACTATCATTTTCAGTATCTAATTCGAGGGTATCAGTACCTGTTCGTTTCAATACTTCCGTTATAGCATCCTTATCACCCTTCATCACGTCAATCATCAGACTAACATCTTCATGTGAGAGTTTGGCTTCATCAAGAGCATCAATAGTTTTACGCCAAGGTTTGATGACTTTCATCTTCTTGGTATAATCCATAGCTTTCCCAAACATTTTAGGGAACTGCTCTACAATCTCTTCACTAGAAAACTCATAATCCTTACCGTTTGCACGGAATGAATATGAACGTGGTGGTTGCTCTTCATCCTTTTTATCTTCAGTATCTTCAGTACTTTCCTCTTTGTCTGAATCAGTATCCTCATCAGTCTCATCGGTGTCGTCTTCATCTACTTCGTCTTTATTAGACTCATCGCTAGCATCATGGTCGGATTCCTCAAGTAAATCTTCAGGTTGATCGGAACCATCTGTTTCTTCTTCATTGGACTCATCAGAATTATCTGAATCGTCAAATTCTTCATCAGCAGTATTCGTATCTTCTGCGGAACTTACTTCTTCTTCTTCAATATCGGTATCAGGAGAGTTCTGTTGTGCAGTAGCAGCTTTAAAGGCTGCTTCTAAATCACTATCAGACATATCCCATAAATCATCTTCAGGTATATCGCTCATAAATAATTCCTTACTTATTATTCATCTTCGTCTTCGTCATTATCTTCGTCAATATTGACGTTACCAAAATTTTCAACAGTAATGAAAAAATCTTCTAAGTGCGATATAGCTATTAAGCTTTCTATGACAGCAGGTCGTTTACCTGCGTCAATAATACCGTCTTGTGCTAATAAACTAACGCCATTAATGGCCTTATCTTTAAAAAATCCATTTAGTATAACTCGTTGGAAGTCTTTGTTGGCTTTTAGTCTTTCCAGAGAAGCCCACATATCTACCCAGTAATTATTTTCTGCTTCAAGAATTTGTTGTTCAGTAAGGGTGTTCATTAATTGAATCCTTTAAATGTGTTAGTTAAATAGCAACTTACGAAATGTATTTGTTGCTGTGTGTGTTTATTATATACCAAGAATATTCTATTAAATAGTCTTTTTCCTTATTCTATACGGTTTTATGCCCTTTTTACGTTTTTTATTCGATGTAGTACCCGAATAATAATGCTTAATAGTCTGTGTACTTCCAGTACCATAAACCATTTGGTGAGCTAAACCTTGTTCTGCTTGCATCAACTTTACCTTTTATTCAGCAATGACATCCCTAGTCCTTCAGTACCTTGCTGTCTTATAGCAATATGCTGGTCTATAGCATTCTGTATATTATGCTGTAGACTTTCATGTGGCACTTGAATAGGTGCTGATCTCATAGGTACTTTATTTACAGGTATTGGAAATACTTTATCTCCGGGTTCCCAAAATACACTTTTACCATCATTTAGTCTTCTCTTGGCATAATCTATAGCTTTCGTATTGATACTATCTTGTATACGTCTATCTTGTACACCCTGTCCATTTTCATGGCTTAACAGGTATGTTATTTCATTATGGCTAAGCGTAGGTACTACTGATGGTATTTCCATTTCCTTACCATTTATAGGCACACCTACGGAATACTCAGTAGTTACCATTCCGTGGATATTAGGTACGGACAATGGGCCAAAATATCCATCTTGCTTATAGTTGGGACTATTATACCTGAGTCCATACTTATGAGGCATGACTACCCTCCAGTCAACTGCTGCGCTAACCCAGGATCTACCTGTTGCTGCTGAGCTGGATCTTGTTGTGGAACACCCTGTTGTCCACCCTGTTGTGCAGCCATGTGTTGTTGGATAATACTAATAGCTTGCATAATGAGTTCTCTAGGAATACCTGCTTGCTCTAGTTTTTCCGGATCATTGCCCTGCATAAGTAGTTGTACAACCTGTTCTACAGTAGGTAAATTACCTGCTTGCTGTTGAGATTGTGCTGCTTCTTGTTGTTCTTGTGGTTGTGGCTCTTGCTGTTCTTGTGCCATACTTGATGCTAAACCGTTCATTCTAAACCCCTTTTATGTAATTCTTCTATCATTAATTTGTTAATTGTACCTTCAGACGTATCACCTATTTGATGTGCTCTAGAGAACGCAGTATCTCTTGCATCTTGTAGCAAACTGTCCCTAGCTTCAATACCTTGTTGGTTGTATTGGCTTGGCTGTTCCTGTCCCGTCTGCTTTTGTGCTGCTAGTCTACTAACTTCATCTAAAAGACCCGTGTTACTATGATTAAAACCACGATCCCTATTTTGTTGCATCTGAATATCTTCGGGAGAGCCTTCCACTATGGGTTGCTGTTGTGCAGATGCCAATCTATTAGTAATATCTCTGTAGGC